GTCGCCTCCAATTGAAGTCTACCAGCCATTCCTAGTATATCAATCTAAAATATTAATCCCGCTAAACCACTTTGGATTCTCAACACGTTGTAGTTTATTGCGTACACACGGGTGTTATTTGAATCTACGCTGTTGATTGGATTGATTTTCATTCGTAATGACTTGTGAGCTATACGACTCATATTCACTTGTCCAGTTGGATAATGTACATCAGGTTTCAGTGAGAATGAGTACATCGCAAACCTTGCTGGTCCAAACGTGAATGCAGAGTTATTAAATGGAAACCCAATGTTAAATTCTTTTGCCAATGGGGAATTGATGTGATGTTTCAATGATTGCTCATACACGAGGAACTTCTCATTTCTATTAAAAACAACTTCATTATTGAATCGTAGTTCAACATTTGTAATGGTATTGTATTCATTTGGGTAATTATTTTGAACAGACTCTTCAGATTGAGAGACAAATAACAACTCCTTCACGGGGTGGGAAAATTTAAGTAACACTTCCTTTTCGTTTTCTCCTGGTTTCATCTTAAATTTAGATAACTGCACCTGTGTAATAACATAATCGATGGGGTTGGACTTCAAGAAGTTACTCTCATCCGAATCGACATACACAAACTCTGTATCCAGGGAAAACTTATTGATAGTACCGGTTATATCTTGTTCGTACGAAGGACCGTACAACCCTTTACCACCATAGATGAGCTCAGCCAATGGTCGTGTTTTAATTTTAACTTCCACGAGTTGTTTGGTGAGGGCACACGTTGGAATGGCGAGGGTAGGGTTCCTATGGAAATAGAAGGGTAAATCTACAAAGTATGTATACTGTCCCTGGTAACTTAGGATGTTCCCGTGACCATTAAGGAAATAGAGGGTTTGCTCAGTGTCATCATTGGTGTTGTTAAGCTGCTGCTGTAAGTATATATACTCTCCTGTAATCCGTTCAATGACCTGCCCCCCTATAATCAGTTCAGCATACTCGATGAGATGGCTTATAATAGACGGTGACCACACGGTATCGTTACGACCAGCTGTATCGGGTGCAGGGTCAGTTAACGTGACTTTGAGGGTCATGTTTCGAATGAGGTCCCCTTTATCATTTGGAATGCGACAGTCGAGAACCTCCCCAAAGTCAATTTTCCCATCGAATTGGCTCTCTATGTAATCGACGGCAAACTTCGTGTGTCTTTTGTAATTCATCAGGAAATACGAAAACTGTGGTTCACCTGTGAGCCATTGGTCTTGGACTCCAGTGGCAGCAAGTCTTAAGCGACCTGCCATTCCTATTCTATATGAGTAAAATTTTGTCAAATAAAACGAGACGGTATATTAGAATGAATCTCCAGCTGAGAAAGTTCAAACCTGAGACAATCACGGATGATAGGGTTTGTGTGTTTATAGGTAAGCGTAACACTGGTAAGTCCACGCTGGTTAAAGACATCATGTTCCATAAGAGACATTTACCAGCTGGTATAGTACTGTCAGGGACGGAGGAGGGTAATCACTTTTATTCAAATTTCATCCCGGACCTGTGTATATATGGAGATTACGACAGGGAAGCGATGGAACGTGTAATGGATCGTCAGAAGAAGTTGGTGGGTCAGGGAAAGCAAAATTGTGGGGCTTTTATGCTTCTTGATGACTGTATGTACGATTCAAAGTTTCTGAAAGACCGTGTTATACGACAATGTTTTATGAATGGACGTCATTGGAAGATTTTCTTCATGCTCACGATGCAATACGTGATGGATCTACCACCCGCTTTACGTGCCAACGTAGACTATGTCTTTATTCTTAGGGAAAACATTATTCAGAACAGAGAGAAATTGTACAAGTCATTCTTTGGTATATTCCCTTCATTTGATATGTTTTGTAAAACGATGGACGCATGCACAGAAAATTATGAGTGTTTGGTTCTCGATAATACAGTCAAATCCAATAAAATCCAAGATTGTGTGTTTTGGTACAAGGCGAGTCTCAGGAAAAACTTTAGAGTTGGTAGTCCCCAACTGTGGGGGATGCACAAAAAGATGTACAACCCTAAACACGCAGATCAAAAGGAACAGGACGCGAAGAAAGCTAATAAGAAAACATCCCTCACGATAACGAAGCGTAAATAATGCGTTTGAACTTTTTATCAAAAACATACTCTTATATTAAATGTCTTCGCATCAAGTGAACACCTTGAATCTTTCTGACGACGGGGATGGGATGGTAAATCTCAGGGACAATCCCGCGACATCATTTAAGTTAAACACACCCGAAAAAAATGTGAGCGGACATAAAGAGACTATGGATTCTACTCCTATCAACGATATTATGATGGAACCCCCAATGATGAATGAGGATCCCAAAATGCAGGGTGTTCAGATGGCCGCCGCCCAACCCCAGGGTATGTATGCCGCCCCCGCTCAGACCCAAGAGAAACCCGCCAACAAGTACCCCCTAAACCTCACCGATGATCACGTCATCGCTCTCCTCGCGGGACTTTGTGCCGCTGTGTCTGTCAGTAAGCCCATCCAAGATAAGCTCGCGACCTCTATCCCCAAGTTCCTTAACGAACAAGGGGGTAGAAGTGTTGTCGGTTTGGCTTCTACAGGTGTAGTCGCGACGATTGTTTTCTATCTCGTAAAAGATTACGTTGTTAGACCCTAAACGGCACCAGTTTGCCAACCCATATTACTGTAAATCGAATTGTCTACACCAGTGTAGTACGTAATTAACGCACCAGCGGCGAAAGTCAACATTAATAAGGTACTTAATTGAAGTTTCTTATTATTGTCAGCCTTGGGGTCTTCGAGGGCCTCCTTAGTGGGCTTCCACACCTTGTTCAACAAAAATGTGAGAACGAGGGCGATCACAGTGGAGGTAAGGAAGAAACCCCTATCCATGTGAAGTTGGGGGACTAACTTGGAACTCATCACGAGACGGATAACATTGGGAATCACGAGGGTCATGAAAATCAGATTCACGTGATAATTTGAGGTATACGCAGGTACTCGGGTGATAGCAAATACTATAAACCAGTAAAAAATTGCAGTCAACAGTACATTAATTGGTGTTTTCATTTAGTATAATGGGAGATTATTTATCCTGAACATGTTGACCACAAAATTCCGTCTTATCCGTTATCTTTTCGTATAATCCTATATTTATACATATGTCCCGGAGCTCGGCATAGTTCGACCAGAACTGTTCCGAGTGAGAATACTCTTGCACAGTGGAATGAGCTAATTCGTGGATTAGAACGTGGAAGATTTCATTTACACCACCATTGAGACATATGGTAATTTCAGCCCCCTTGTTGACATTATATCCCACACTCTCTTGCATAGTCTTCCTTCCTGTGAGGACTATAGGCTTAACTAACATTGAGAATTTCTCATTGTTCGTCTCCCTGAGATGCTCCCTGAGAATACGATATTTCTCCTTCACTTCTGTGAATTCACGTGGCTCTATCGTCGTGTAAAGTATAAAGATGTTGATCACAAGTAAAATAAAAATTGCTATCATCTATTATAAACAAAGATAAATTTACTATACAATTCTGAGATTGGATTACCCTCGAGTCCCTCCCAAGATTGTAACTTAAACCCAAGTTCTTCTAAATGTGTCACCAAGAGATCCTTGTACGCCACTGGTTCCGACTTTGGACCCTCTGCATAATAGGGTGTATCGACTAGATTCACAAACAACTTTTCCCCAAATCCCCCATTCCCGTGATCTTTGAGTTTGAAGAAATTACCCATCTCATCTAGGTGTGGTGTTTTGAATATGATTTTTTCAGAGTCTGGGATAATACCTATGAGGGACCCACCCGGTTTCATCCTCTTCTTAATCTCATGAATCGAACTGAAGAAGAGCTCCCTCGAAGCAAAAATGTAATGAAGGGAAAAATTAAAACACACCACATCAAACTTCCTTTTGGGGCACGCATGTATATCACCCTCGTAAAAGTTTACGCGCATGTGCATATTTTTAGCGCGGGACTTTGCCTCAAGGAGAGCCTCAGGCTCTGGGTCACACATGTTAATATTAGCCCCACATTTATGCCATTTTTGAAGATCTCCACCAAACCCACAACCTACATCGAGAATATGTTGCCCATCCAAGGTAGTACTTTGAATGAGGTCCCTCTTTGCATTGTTGTGATTTTTACGAATCTCTTCCATTCTCAATATACGAATGGTATCTTTAAGGTTGTCACACAACTTAGGGCTTAAAGTTTAGATTCGTATGAAATGTATAATGTCCCTCGAAACTGATTACACTACCGTCCCCGGCCAGGTCTTTGCTTGTCTCTCCGTCATCGGACCCGAGGCTCCCCAAAAGAATGATAAGTTTGGTATCAAGATCCGTGGTGCGTTCGCTACCCGCGATGAAGCAGCCAAGCACGCCAAGCGTCTGCAGAATGAGGATCCCACTTTCGATATCTATGTAGTGGATATGTACAAATGGCTCTTGATCCCACCCGATTCGTCTAAAATTGACGACGTTCATTATGCGAATGAGAAACTCGAGGAGATCATGTCGGGGTACAAGGAAAACCAGTCCCAAGCTGCGCGAATGTTCAGTGAGCGCAAGGAGGGTATGATGAAGGATAAGATTGCTTACTCGGCCGGTGATGAAAACTCCAAGTTTTACACCAAACCCGATGAGGCTCCCATTTCTCACCCAGCAGAGGTTCTCGAACGGCTCAAGAAGGAGAAGCCTGACACCCCAATGGAGGAACTCGTCAAGGAGGCTGATGCTATCGTCGCAACTGAGATTACCGAGCGACAGAAGAAGCGGGAGGAGGAGGATGCGGCTGCATCCACTGATGGTAAATTAGAAACGACCAAGGAGGAAGGTGAAGAGGAGGTAACCTCAGCGTAAATAATATTCATATATATAAAATAACATGTTCAATATAATAATCACTGTCATTTTGGTTAGTGCTTTCTTTATTTTGTTTTTTGAACCGAATCGGAATCCAAAAAACAAAAGAGACAAGGTGAAAAAGAGTAAGGTATCCACAACGGATGGGTTTGTGGAGGATACCTCAAGTGGTCCCTTTATTAAGAATTTTGTACCCCCACCACTTGGGGATACTGGGACATTCGTAGCGTACTCAACTGTACCTGAGGATAACTGGTTGCATGGTTTTCCCCATGAAAAATCCAAGTAAAAATACAGCGAATGCTATAATCCAAGTTGACTTATCTACATTTTTGAATAAATCGACCCCAGAGGAAGAATCTTGTGGTGGGAGGGGAGGTGCGTATGCCATTTCTGAGGGATGATAATAATATTGTTCTTCTTGGGGTTTAATATCCTCATCCTTTTCCTGACCTTCTAGAGGGCTGATGGTAGGGTTATAATCGATAGGATTTCCTATATCCGTCTCCATTTTTTAATATATCCACTGTTTTTTTTAAGCGTCTTCTTCCTCACTTTCACTTTCATCATCTACAACAAAATCCTTGAGGTTACCGTTATCATCTGCATCCTCCTCCTCTTCCTCATCCTCATCTGAAGAACATTCCTCCTCGTCAGTGTCAATGTCGGACCCACCCCCAGAATCGTACTCATTATCGGCGTAATCATCCTCTAATACTTCTTCAATAGGTACATACGTTTCAGGCTTCTTTATCTTCCTTCCGGAGCGTGTAATAGTAACAGCGACCATTTGTATTTAAAGTTTATTATTGTTTAAGCACTTTTAACACATCTGGGGTTAATATATGAGTCCTTGACGTATTCTTTTTACAAGATGGACATTTTTGACTTATATGATTCTTTTTAATGATATATGTCATATTCACATCCTCGTGTACACCACCGATCGTCTCACAGTAATTTGATGTAGTGAGCACCATAAACCCTGTCTTTTCCTTCTTGATGTTAACAACACGTGTGTCCGCTTGCCCAGGCATCCAACGTGCAATGTATTTTTCTAAATTCCCTCTCATATCACCTTGCTTCGGTTGGGGTTTCTCCACAAACTTCTTAATCTCTGGGCATTTTTTGAGGTCATCCTTGTTTGGGTACAGTTTATCTGTTATAGAGGGGGGGAGTTGGTATTTCCGCCCATAGAAATCTTTACAGAATCCATCCCTCCTCCCCTGTAGGGTCTCACATCGACAAAAACACTTCTGTGCAATTATCTTACCACTCACGAAGAACCACACGTGATTAGAACCATGTTCCCGTTTTAGATTCTCACAGTATTTGGATGTCGTTGAAACGAGATAGGTATCATTGTGCCTGAACATCTTTGTAATGTACGCCTGCTCCTGGGATTCCATATTCTTCCGAACGAATGCCTCTAGAAGATTCTTCAATTCATCGTTGTGAATCTCATCCTTGGTCTGGGCATTTGAGAATGATCCCTCTTTCACCACTGTAGAGGGTGGCTCGATGACAGTGTTTTGGGGTAAATCGGTCCTAACCGCTGACATCTTGAGAATTTCGACATCTGGATCCTGTTTCGTATTCAGGAGTGTACTCAAAGGGCCTGTTTTGTATAAAAAGATGGGTAAATACGCCAATTGTTCAACCTTCTTTTTACCACCACACTCGGCACAACCTTGACCACCACAAGCATCATGCTTCACCAACTTGAGAGACCAAGGCATACGAAATCCACTCCCCTTGGCTTTTCTGGTCACACTTCCATATACAGCTGCATCCACGATATCCGCCCAATTGTAGGAACCCTTAGCCTTGGTGAGGGCTATGAGAATATGTTCCCTTAGGGCGATAGCTGAGGATTGATCCACTATGAGACCCGGCCAGTTGAGATGTACACCAGTCTTCATCTTTGTACCACTCTTTTTAGGGGGTGCCACTGAAATGAGACAATCCTTACCACTGTGCCGTTTCACCTTGTCACATATGATCTTACAGATTTCTTTGATTTCATCGAGTGTCAATGATTCTTCACCCTTGTAATCCAAATCGACAAAAAAGTTATACTTCTCACTCTTCTGTTCAACCACAAACAACTTTTCACCGTTATTTATAGCCTCTATGTACTTCTCATAGAAGATATTCAATTTATCAAATGGCACAGAAAGGACACCACCGTCCATGAGCACATGTGATAGATTGGTTGCATTATTAAATTTTTGTGAAATACACCAACTCTTAAACATATAATATTATTGTTCCTCTTCTCTAAACCATGATGACATACAAGATACATCCCGATACTCTTTTCCATTAGAGAGTTCTTTCTTCAATTCTAAAAGCTGACAAACCGACATATCTTCGTTATCAACAACCCACGCCTCAATTTCTTCTGGGCAGAACCCCCTGTTGTTTTTTAGTAACTCACGGATTTCAGAGAGGATATAAACCTTGGACTTCATTATTTAATAGAAAATGTTTTTCTATTCAAAGAACTTATACAGGTATAGAATTCTGGATTTTTTATGACATTATCGATGATCAACTTCCACCTCTTACGTGTGTTGAACTCCTCGAGGGACTCGTAATTCATGAAATCATTTTCATCGTATGTCTTTTTTATTGGTTGTCGTAACGACTTTTTTACATTTGTTTTATGCTTCTCCTCGTAAAATTTCTTAACTTGGGTCTGCTGCTCCGCTCTACTGAAATTTACAAAGAATATGAAAACATTATACTCAAGATCAACTGTCGGACTCTCCTTCACGACAAACTTGAATTCAGTGTACTGTCCACTTTTTAGTGAAACAACCCCACGTGTTTCTTCTTCCAATTCCCTTAAGGCACATCTTATAGGGTTCAATATCTCTCTCCTTCTACACCCACCTGTGACAAATATCCAATCCTTGAATCTTGTATCTCTCACGGTGAGGAATCGTGGCTTTCCATCCGCAAAACTAACCGGTATAGCTATAGCTTTATACTTTTTCATTGCGCATTCGCAAGTTATAATATGCTGATATGATTATTCTGCGACTTTATCATCCACTGTCTCCGTGTCTGTAACTGTAGAAGTCGTGGTAATCGCACGAGCCGACTCCTGGGTATCCAACCTTTTGGAGACGTAATCGGAAAAATCTTTCATCTGTTCAACTTCCTGTTTGGTTTTATTCACCTCCCTGAAGAGGAATAGAATACCAGCCACACATACGACGAGTGCAATTATACTGAGGGTATCACGGTTCACGGGGATCATTATAAAGTATAAAGTCTTTATCTTTTTAAGTAATTACACCCATCTTAGTAGTACCGGGACAAGTGGGGCAATCGTACGGGCTGTGTGCAAATTGGACGGCTTCGTAATGTGTAGGCTGGCAACACTTGTCTGTTGAGGGGGATGGCTCCCCGACAAACTTTTCAAGTGCCCTGGACTTGGGATCGTACATCAATACAAAAACGATGGCTATAAGAAACAATACGTTCAACATTTATTAATTAGTTAGAATATAATAGACCGCCCATACCATTCTCGATACGGAGCACGTTGTAGTTCACGGCGTACACAGCCTTGGCCACGTTCTGGTTATCGCAAATGATGCGAGCCGAGTCGAGGCGGGAGAAGTTGAGCGTACCGGTAGGCTGGAGCTTGGCTGCGTCGAGGCAGAATGGGTAGAAGAAGAGGGTCTTGGCAACGGCTGGTTTGGAAGCGTTGGTGGTGTGGTAGTACAGAGGTACATGCGAGAAGTTGGGGTCGGCGAACTTGAAGTCGGCGACATCGGTACCGTTGATTTGGAGCTTGAGCTTGTTGTCGTTGTGAAGAATCGCGAGGGCGGCGGAATCGGCCGAGGCGAGGTACTTGACGGGGTGGTTGAAGTTGAGCTCCTGTATCTTGGAACCGGAGGAGATCGCCTTCTGAACCTGGGTGATGAGGAGGTTCATGGG